AAAGTAAATCAAGAGAGGCAAAAACGAACGAGAAAAAAGTATGGTACACAGGTCCAACTCGTGCTAGAAAGACAATTCATTTATTGAATACAGATTATAAATATAACTATCCAATAGGAGGCGACTACTTAACCTATGTTCAAGAAAAATAAGATGAGTTACCAACAAAGATTTACCCGCATGGTTAAAAAAGTAAAAAAAGAAACCAAATGGCGTGACATCTTTAAAATAGTTAAGGAAGTACAGAAAAGAATCAGATGAAAAATTTTTACGATAACCCTATCATTATTCTACTTATTATTTTTTTCCTTATTATGGCTTATGGATGCAGTAAAAATTCAGGAGGAATAGATTTCAATCCTGTGAGTACTATTGTCCAAGAAATAATCAAATCCGTAAATAAAAATGACTGATAAAGATATGTTTAAAAGTACTACCTATCAAACCCTGCAGGAGCAAGTAGGTGGAAAACATTATAAAGGAATGAAGATTCAGCCTGCAGAGTTTATTAATGAAAATCATCTAGAATTTGCCGAAGGCTGTGTCATTAAATATGTTTGTAGACATAAGAAAAAAGATGGAGAACAAGATATTGATAAAGCTATTGATTATCTCAAAATGATTAAAGAGAGAGATTATTCATGAATATACGAAAAGATGATTATGAAAAAACTGCCCAAGCCATCAAAAATAATCAATTCGCAGCACCAGAAGTCGTGGAATTATTTGAAGACGATGAAGAGTTTAAAAAATGGTACCACAAAAAATATAATATCAAAGATTATTACGAATTAAATTATGACTCGAAGGGAAGATTAAGAAAAGAATTTTTTTATGAGGGTAATAAATGGAAAGAGGAAGTAATAGTTAAAAAGAAAAAGAAGAAAGAAGTTTTATGAGTCTACAACTATCAATGAATTTTAAAAAACATATCTGGTCGTGTCCGGCTGAATACAAAGATCTGTCTCAGGCCAAAGAAATTGCAATTGATTTAGAGACGAGAGATGAAGGAATTAATTCTGGCCAGGGAGCAGGATGGGCTACTGGCAATGGAAATATTATTGGTTTTGCTGTCGCTATAGAAGGATGGCAGGGCTACTATCCTTTTGCACATTACGGAGGAGGTAATATGATTCCTGAGCAGGTAAAAAAATACATGAAAGATGTCTGCTCTCTGCCTTGCATAAAAATATTTCATAATGCTCAATACGATGTTGGCTGGCTCGAACAAGAAGGAATTAAAGTTAAAGGCCAAATTGTAGATACAATGGTGGCGGCTGCTATTGTAAATGAGAATCGATGGTCCTATTCTTTGAATGCCTTATCCAAAGATTATTTAGGAGAGATTAAAGCTGAAACAGATTTGATCAATGCAGCTAAAGAACACGGCGTTGATCCTAAAGGAGAAATGTGGAAGCTCCCTGCTGAATACGTTGGCTTTTATGCCGAACAAGATGCACGACTCACGTACCTTCTATGGCAACAGCTTAAAAAAGAAATTTTACAACAGAGTCTGGAAACTGTATGGGACTTAGAATCTAACCTACTCCCAGTATTGATCGCAATGCGTCAACGAGGGGTAAGAGTACAAGTGGAATTAGCTGAAAAATTACGAACAAAAATGCGGCTCCAAGAAAAAGAAATACTACTGGCCATAAAAAAAGAATCAGGACTAGACACAGATATCTGGGCAGCACGCCAAATCGCAACAGCTTTTGATAAGCTGAAGATAGACTACCCACGGACTGCCAAAACACATGAGCCATCATTTACTCAAAACTGGCTGATTAACTGTAAACATAAAATTGCTAAATTGATCGTAAGAGCAAGAGAAATAAATAAATTTCACAATACCTTCTTATCTTCTATCATGAAATACCATGTAAAGGGAAGGATCCATGGTGAAATAAATCAACTTAGATCCGATAATGGCGGAACTGTGTCGGGACGTTTAAGTATGTCCAACCCAAACCTCCAGCAGGTGCCGGCTCGCAACAAAGAGTTTGGGCCTTTGATCCGATCCTTATTCATTCCTGAAGAGGGACAGCTATGGGGCTCCTTTGATTACTCGCAACAAGAACCACGAATGACGGTTCACTATGCAGCTTCTATTGGTAATGGATATGCAGGCAGTAATGAATTAGTGGAAGCTTATCATAAAGCCAGCACAGACTTTCATCAGACTGTAGCAGATCTAGTAGGCATCGATAGAACTCAAGCTAAAACGATAGGTCTTGGATTGATGTATGGAATGGGAAAAAATAGATTAGCTACCTCTCTAGGAGTATCCAAAGAAGAGGCCAATGTTCTTATTTCTAAATACAATCGAAAGGTGCCTTTTGTTAAAATGCTTTCTGATCGATGCATGCAAACTGCAAATGATAAAGGGGTTATTCGAACCAAGAAAGGTAGAAAATGTAGATTCGATATGTGGGAGCCCAAAGACTTCGGCCTATTTACTGCGGAACCTTTTGATACTGCAGTAGCTAAATATGGACGAGACAATATTAAACGGGCTTACACTTATAAAGCTCTTAATCGTTTAATCCAAGGATCTTCAGCCGATCAAACTAAACAGGCAATGCTATCTTGTGCTGAAGCAGGATACCTTCCTATTATCCAGATTCACGACGAATTATGTTTTAATATTAATAAATTCAGCACAACCAACATTCCAAATATTAAAAAAATAATGGAACAATGTATTGAATTTAAACTACCTTTCGTAGTAGATGTAAAAACAGGCAAATCATGGGGAGAAATTTCGTGATTCCAGATGATGCTCGATACTTTGCTGGAATTTTAGATGGCGAAGGATGGGTAGACTGCACAAAAAGACTAAAGAAATGTTCCAATAATAAATCTTATAAATGTTCTAGTATTCATATTGAAATTCAAATGACTCATAAAGGAGTAATGGAATGGCTTAAGGAAAAAGCTGGATTTGGAACTTTACGTATGCGCAAGGCTGCTCCTCATCAAAATTTTGATAATTGGAGATGGAGGTGTTCTTTCAGAGATGCTTATAAATTAGCCAAAGATGTAACACCTTACAGTATTGTAAAGAGAGAAGTTTTACAACGAATCGTAGATCACTACGATAATTAAATGTATTTAGTTTTATACTTTACTTTTTTATTCTTCTTTTTTGCGTACTTCTTAGCTTTCTCTTTACCTTCCTTTGTATACGCAAATTTTTTCCCGTCTACTGTCGGCATTTAGTCTCCTTTTTTTATATTTTCTTCTTCGAATTCTAACTCACCAATAGCTTCATCTAATTCTTCAAATAATTCGTCTTCTTTTTCTTCCAATCTATCAAGAGCAACTTTTACTTTTTTTATTTTTTTTAATGCTTTACTCATGTTGCAATCGAAAGTTTTTCTTCTTGTTCCAATTCATTCTCAATTAGCTTCTTAACATCTTTAGTTTTAATTTCAATCCATTTCATGTCTTCACGTTGCGATGTTAAAGCTTTCCTGGCCCATTTGTGGTCCAGGTCTAGTTTGTCTTGGACTAGTTGTTGTAGTGCCATCCTTTACCTCCTCAAAAGTAATAAAGGTACGCTCTGTTACATAAAACCCTTCGTTCAAGTCCGGTTTTGCCGTACCCTCATCGACCATTTTTTTGAAGCTTAGTAGCGCATTTTTATCGCTTTCTGCATCGAGTGTAACATCATAATATGAACCACCCGACCTAGCTTGGATACGATAGTGCTTCATAAGTGATAATACGACAACTTGGGATAGAAAGTCAAGGCTTCACCTCTAGACAATCAAGTTGCCCTTCGGTGTAATAGTTACCACAATGGGGAGGAGTAAGGCTGTCATTATTTGCATTAATTTTAGCTATAATCTCGTCTATTTTGTCGCCACATTTGTTTAATGTAGCGTAGTATACACCAGGCCCTTCATAATATTGAAAGCAATTTACTTTATTAATCTCTGTTGTATCCGCTATACAAAAATATCCAAAAACAATAAAGGAAGCAAAACTCACTTTATATTCATATAGAAGGCTGTCGTACAACACAAGTATATTTAGTGCCGATTTGATGACGATTGACATATGCAGGACCTAACTCCCGAAGTGCCACAATTGAACGCTCATGAGCAGCTATGGAGCATTCAGACCATGTATTAAAGAGTTCTTTAGATTCCATAGGGGGAAGACAACCCCCTCCTTGTCCTGAAAAAGAGCATATCCATAGTATTAATAAAAATTTCATATTTGTATTGACATTTTTTATCCACTCCCATATACATAAGAAATAATGAAGTTGAAAAGCAAAAGTCCTTTGTTGAATACTATCATAAGCAAAGTGGATGATCTACTGGCGAAGATACCTTCTCATGATCATGACGCAGTGGCGTTAGAAGATTCTATGAATTTCGATCAATATGTAGATAGTATTAAAGAGTTAAAACTGCAAGATGAAACTGGAAGAGAGCTTCATCCTTTTAGTACCTATATTGCCAGCCGATTAGTCTACGATGAATTATCAGCAAGACGAGACGAAAAAAATGAATGGAAGGAACAATGAAAATAACTAATGTAATTTTAAGAATAAGAGAACATGAGTACGATAAATTAGTATCTGTTTCTATTGAAGATGTTATTCTTCATAATGATGAAGCAGAAAAAATAGCAGAGAATCTAAGAAAGATTAATGATATTAAAAAAGAAAAACTTAATCATTACCATGTAGCAAGAGTAACCTATTAATGAGTAATTGGGCAATTTTATTCTTAATACTAATATTAATGCTAGCGTTCCCTAAAATTACTCTAGTTTTAATTGGAGCAATAACATATGGTCTTATTTACTGACGATAAAATTACTGATGAAGAGGCATTCGCAGCTATGGTAGCCCAAAAAGAAGACAATCCGACTATGGTAATTGAGAAGCCCTTTGGTAAAGCTCAATTCGGCAAAGGCCAATATGAAAAAGCTCCTTACTATTTAAAAGATTTACAAGTTAATAGAATTAATAAAAAATTAAAATTGATTAAACATAAATTGCAGGATATTAAAAACACAGTTGATCTCTTGCTAGATAGACTTAACAAATTAAGATGATTAAAACTTTGCACGAAATATTAAAGGCAAGTCCTGATATGACTTACAACGAAGCAGTAAAAGTTCAAGAAGATATGAGATCAGCTATAGAAGCTAAAGTGGCTGGAGAGAAAGAAGTGGGTGCTTGTATAACAGCTGGTATGAAAAGAGATCAAAAGGCAATGGAAAAAATGAAAAAGGAAAGAGAAATTAAAAATAAATCACTTGGGATGAAAGAGGCTCAGGCAACAATTAAAAAGCTAGAAATTGAAAACGATCTTTTACGAGATAAATTACAAGTAAAAGAATTACAAACAACCACTAACAACTAAGGAGGAAACATGGACATAACTAAATGGAAAAGCGTTGCAGTCAAAATGGAAGACTACCGATTGCTTAAAGGAATGTGCAAAGAAAAATTTAGAGCACCTGCGGGTATGATCTCTAAATTAGTCGATGATTACATTAAATTCCGTGCCAAAAAAGATGGCATTAGCATTGAAGCCTACAAGAAAAAATTGAACGGCAGATAAGATGCAGAACCATAACGAAGACGGAGATGGATTACATTCAGCCGATCTAAAGCGAATACGAAAGAGTCATACTGCAGGTATCGAAGAATTTAAAGTTCGTTTTAATGGAGTGCTCAAAACCTTAACTTTATTCGTTAATGGAGTAGAACGGAATCATATTAAAATGCCCCATGAAGCCGAATATAAATTTGAGCAGTGTTTAAAATATATCAAGGAACAGTTTATTGCATGGCGAGAAAAAAAACATTAAAAACGAACGGGTGTGATAGTTATTACGATCTACCCACGTATATTAAACATTGGGAAGTCCCTATGAAAGATGGATGGGAAATTAGAATCCTCTCCGAAACAGGGCTTATGACTATTAAATGCCACTGGAAAAACTACAGACGATCCCACGAAATAAGCAAAAAAATGTTGTGCCCACACAATTGAAATGGCAAAAAGCCTTAAAAAGTTATTAAAAAAGAAAACAGCATTAGGAGCATTAGGAGCGCCTATTCTTTTCAGGAATCATCAATTGAAAGTAAAGATTCGAGAAGAAAGAAAAAGGAGGAAAAAAGATGTACTATAGACCGTTGCCAGATAATATAAGACTTGGCTTCTCAAAGATTCATGACATGGGAGTCTTTGCCAAAGAAAAAATAGAAAAGGGTATTAATCTAGGTATGAGCCATGCCAAGATCGGATCAAGAATAATTAGAACTCCTCTTGGAGGATTCTTAAATCATTCAGATACTCCCAACTGTCAAAAAACAAAATTAAGATACACTAATGAAGACGACCCGGACCTAAAATATAGTTATACTGTATGGAATCTTATTGTCATTGAAGACCTTAAAACTGATGAAGAATTAACGGTAAAATATGAATGGTACAAACCAGTAGAAAGAGTGGTAATGTGAGAGTTGCTGCAGGAACTTATACTACACGAGGAATGCTGGAGAGCCGATATGAAGAAACCATTAATAATGATATTCAACTCTTTGTCCAGGCCCACAACAATATACCATCGGTAGAAAAGATTAAGTTTCCTCTAAACAAAAAGAGTGCTACCAAAATTTTTAATCAATTAAGAAAAGGATCAGAAGGAAAGATAACAGACAATAATTATGTTTGTTCTCCAGTTCATATTCGTAGAGTCAAGAGTGCTTTAGCGAGACTAGGATTTAAAGAAAGGAAAAAAAATGGAAGTTAAATGGATTCTTGAGAGTCTTGACCGAAGGGTGCAACGACTAGAAGAACACAGCTTCAACAGGAAAATAAAAAGGTGGGAGTACATTGCCTATACCTTTTTGTTTGCAGCCTGCATTTGGCTGCTGTACCTTTATAATTTAAATAAATAGGTGGACTGGTACACATGACTTTAGAAGCTATCGACATCGACCAATGAGTGTGAAATAATATTATGTCTTGCAAAAAGAACAAAAAAATGATTAAAGAAAAATTAAACCTATGTAAGGAATGCCGAGGCAATGGATTTGTTACAGGAACTCTAACAGTCATGACGGCTACTTGCATTTTTTGTAACGGTTCAGGTCACACGAAGCACGAACCACGGCCCGTAACCAGCAGGAGATTATTAGATGTATTACAATGGTGTGAAGAGTATATAGATGGCAAGGAACGCGGATGGCATAACTGATTTTACAAAATCACTCATCATTCTTGCGGGTTCTTTAAACAAAAAAGATTACAATCTAATTACCAATGTCATGTTTTCCCTACATAATGGAGTAAGCTTCGGCTATCGTCGAGAATTTGATCCTTCCATGCTGGGCGATGCAATGTATATTTATAAAATGCATAAACCTAAAAAATATAAAAATAATGTTATTAAGCTTAAACTTGTCAAGAAGGGTAGAAAAGATGAAAATATCAAATTATAATAGTTCTATGTTTGAAGAAGAAGTTAATTTAATAACACTACCAAAACGTCAAAAATGGACAGGCGCCCAGATACATCATTTTATTAATGATGTGCAGCAACAATATGAAGTCGCTTCTCATATAGATATTCCCAAGGAGGCTTCATCTCATTATCGTGACTTACTCGTCCGACTTATTAAAACTTATGGGCACTGATATCGCCCGAGACATAACCACTCAAAATCATATAAACGCGGCTCAACGTTTATGGCGCCATGTATTATTGAACGCATTAGAAGATGCCCGACTTTTACAATCAGATCGTAAATCAAGTATTTATAAAATGGAAGCCCATCAATGGATTGCAGAGGACACTAAAGATTTTCAAACTATCTGTTGGTGGTCAGGATGGGATCCCGAACAGGTTAAAGAAAAATATTTAAAAGCTCTAAAAAATGGAAACGTTACTTTCACGGATCGCCAGGTAAAATGGATTAAGTATTACAAACAATATTTAGAATTAAAAAAAGAACCTATCAAAGAAAAAAGAAGGCCATTAAGAATGGCTCTCACACAAGCAAGAAATGCAGTCTTCAATGCAACAACAGCTTTAGTCTCGAATCTTGTGTGTCTGCAACGAGGCTAAAATGAATTTCAGTTAGGGTGGTTTAAAGAACTTAACGGGGAACGTGAGGTAATCAATGCATCCCCCGTCAAGGGAGTTTTCTACATATGAAAAGTTTATTTGCATAAACTTAGCCATTATTCTACCACAAAAGATGAAATATTCAAAGTTCATAACCTATGGAGATATACGTAAAAAACTCAATCTCAAGCTTCTAATTGGGCTGGATCAAAAGCTTTAGTTTGCGTGGCCGATGTCTCCAACTCGTTATGTGTGGGCTTCCTACCCATCCCAGAACGCTTACTTCTGGTGGCTTTATCAATCAAATGATTAACAACGGCAGCTCGAGAGACAGGAAACTCAAATCCAGTTTTAGCCAGATTCGTTAGCCTCTTGTACATCTCAATTCCTACAACAACAGATTTGAATTTATGCTTATTCATAAATCCTCCTATATAATTACATGATTAGATTAATTTCTAATCAATACACAGAAAGTAGAATGTAGACCTTATTTGTCCATCACTTTTAATCACTTTTTTTATAGGAGAGTTGGGGGTGGTGGTCTCCCAGAGCACCCCCGATCTTAATTGAACTACGACTTAAGTCATTTATAGATTACAGGTTCTACTCTAAACACTCAAGTATTAATTATATCCGAGTAAAATAGTCGGGATTAACATTATTGGCTTTAAATAAGACTTAATCGTTTTATAGGTCAACAATACTGACCTTTTCCCAGTTCACCCTATACCTACTGCTTAGAAAACTATTTTTTAAAAAAAAAGTTTGTAAGGAGAAATAACTAGGAAACTAGGAAAAGCTAATAGTATCAACACCTATTTAACCAAAATGACTAGGAATCAACTAGGAAAAATTACTGATTTTCAGGAATATTACAGTATATTACAAGATTTCGAGCCTTTTTTCTGTAAAAGTTTTTTTATTTTTCCTGATTTCTAGGAATGGGGTATAGTAGGAAACTGGGAAAGGTTGTATATTGACCTGTATGGCTGGCAAATCCAATTTATTGAAAACGACGATTGAACTTACCCAAAAGCAGAGAAGTTTTGTTGATATTCTGGTTGCTAATTGGGGAAAGATTTCCAAAGTAGATGCAGCAAGACAAGCTGGATATAAATCTGCAAAAGAAGATGGTCCAGTAGAAACAGCCAGTCGTTTAACTAATCCAAAATTAAATCCTCACGTGTGTCGTTACTTAGAGAAAAGACTTTCTCAAGAATTACAA